GGCGGCGTAGTTGATGAGCGCATATCTGATCTAAAGGCGTTGGGGGCGTCTGAAGAGCAGATCGCAGCAGCGCAGTTAGAGGCTGTCAAGCACAACTTTGAGGTCTGGGAAGAAAACTGGGAGGCGGTGATGATGTTTCTCAGAATGCAGACACAATGGAACGTCAGCATGAGCGGTCTTGTTGGATTGAACTATCCTGCGCTTGAGACTTTAATTCGTTTGTATAAGATTGAAGAGCCGCTTGAGCTATTTGAGAAGGTGCAGGTGATTGAGCGTGCAGCGCTCGTTAAGATGAACAGCAAGAGGGCAAGCTGATGGCACAACAAGCTAAGACTCAGCTAGAAATTGCCGTCAAGGCTACAGGCGTTGCTGGCCTTTCAAAGCTGAAGAGTGCGCTGCAATCAGTCAATAATATCGCCAAGCAATCCAGTGTAAATTTCAACAAGATTGGCGCTGAATTAAATAAGACGAACCAAAACATGGTTCGCAGCGTCAATAATGTCAGCAAGCTAAAGACAAGTTACGAAGAGTTAGCACGGTCAGTCAAATTTGGATCACAGCAGTTTAAAGAAGCAACTGAGCAAGCGAAGAAGCTAGATAAAGAACTCGCCAAGATGGAGAAGCGTCGCCCCAGCAGGGGCGGCTTGGGTGGCGTTGCTAAAGGACTTGGGGCCGTTGCGGGCGCTGGTGTATTCGGCGGCCCTGAGGGCGCTATTGGGGCTTTGTTGGGGCTTCCATTTGGACTTGCAGGTGCAATAACAGGCGGTGCTATTGGCGCTCAAGTTGGGATGCTTAGGAAGTCAATTGGTGAGGTTGCCAGTCTCAGGGCAGAATTTAGGTTAATGCAAGTCGCTTTGGCGGGTGTTAGTGATGATTTAGGCGATTACAGAAAGGGCATGGCTGCTGTAAGTGAGATATCGCGACAGTTTTTAATACCGCAATCAGATGTTATTAGGCAATTCGTTCAGCTAAAAGCTTCTGTAAGAGGCGCTGGTTTTGACACTGAAACCACCACTAAGGTTTTTAAAGGTTTAGCCGCTGCCGTTCTTTCAACAGGTGGAAGTATTGAGGACACAAATTCTGCTTTGCGTGCAGCTGCCCAAGTATTTAGTAAGGGCAAGGTTTCTGCCGAAGAGCTTAGACAGCAGATTGGTGAGCGCTTGCCTGGCGCATTTACCGAGTTTGCCGCAAGCATGGGAATTACTTCGCAGATGCTTGATGAGGCTTTAGAGCGCGGTGAGGTAAGGCTTGACAATTTTGTGGTCTTTACTGAAGACCTGATCAAGATTTATGAAAAGAATGCGGAGACAATAGCATCGGCACCAGAAAGCGCTGGGCGCAGATTAACGGTAGCCCTAAACAATATGATACTTGCCTACGGTCAAATGTTTACAAATATTGGCTCGGGATTTCAAACATTTTTGGCAAACATTATTGAATTTACCAATAAAAATGAAGAGCAAATTAAAAACCTAAGCATTGAAATTATTGTTTCAATTGCAGAAATTGGCAGAAACTTAAAAGAGTTTGTAAAAGGCGCTGTTGAGACGCTTGGACCATTTTTCAATTTTGTTTTGCGTGCGGGAGGCAAAGTTGCTGAAATTCTTAGCGAGGTTATGCCAGGGGGCGGCGACTCAGAATCAGCAGAAGCTCGCAATGCTCGAACACAAGCTTTGAGGGAGCAACTCCGTAAACAATTTTTTGAGGGTTTTGATCCTACTGCTTTTGGCGGGACTAGAGATCTAGGTTTAGGCGATTTGAACATCGTCGACCCAACCGCAAGCGGAGGAAAAGGGCGAAAGGATATCTCTTTTGAGTTGCGTGAAGCGCAAATTGCTGCAATGCACGAAGAAAATGAAGAAAGAAAGTTGGCACTAGAATTTGAAGCAAGGCTTCTGGAGATTCAAGAGGCCGGCTACGAACAAAATGTAAGAGCTGTTCAATTGCAGGCAGCTTTAACAGATTTGAGCAAAGGAAGAAAGCGCCTTGAAGATGAAAGAGCTAGAGATACAAAGCGTTTTTACGACTCTTTTAAGGTTAAGGGCGGCATGTTTGACATGAATGCCAAAGGTGAAGGTCCGAAGACTCCGTTTGATATGTTGCGTCAAGGCGCCGATGAATTCACCGACAGTCTGAAGGGCACGCTTGAAGCAGCAAAAGAATTGACTCAAGTTGGTTTGCAAGGCATCAGCGACGGGATTGTTGAGCTTGTCACTAATGGCACCGCTAATTTCCGCGAGTTTGCAGCCAGCCTGTTGCGCGATATGGCACGCATCATCATGCAGCAAGTTGTGATGAAGTCGCTGATGCAGGCGCTTGGGTTTGGCGGTGGGCTCGATTTGAGCAGCTTCTTTGTTAAAAACACTGGGCAAAAATTCAAGCCAATTAGCAATGTAAATGTTGGATCTAGTGGTTTTGGGCTTGATTTGATGGCCAAGGGCGGCATCACTCGTGGCGTGAGCATTGCCGGTGAGGCTGGCCCTGAAGCTGTTGTGCCCCTGCCTGACGGTCGCAGCATCCCAGTTACAATGCAGGGAGAAGGCACCAAAGTTGTCGTCAATGTTGATGCCAAAGGCACATCAGCACAAGGCGATAGTGGCCGCGCTAATCAGCTTGGGGAAGCAATCGGCGCTGCTGTACGGCAAGAGCTACTTAAGCAAAAACGTCCTGGAGGCTTGCTCGCATAATGGCTACCTTTGATGATTCCACGGTCGGCACATCTACAGGCGCAACAACGCCTGATTTTCGTGCAAGGCGTAAGAGCCAGCCGCAAGTGCGTAGCGCCAAGTTTGGCGACGGATATGAGCAGCGTATTACGTTTGGAATCAATCAAGACCCTAAGACTTGGGATCTTCGTTGGTCTGCATTAAGCAACAGTGACGCAGATTTGATTGAAACTTTCTTTGAGGCTCGCAATGGTGTAGAACCTTTCGATTGGAGCCCAATTGATGACAGCGATACCTATAAATTCCTGTGCCGCAGCTGGGAGCGGGAGCACCAGTACGCAGACATCAATGTTATTACAGCCACCTTTGAAGAGGTATTTGAACCTTAAATGGCTTTTACTGCTTGGGCTGCTGACACCGCATTTTCTGTTGGTGATGTACGACGTGCCACGACGGTCCAAAACAGTGGACTCGTTTTCCGTTGCACGGTGGCTGGCACGAGCGCGTCGTCAGAGCCTGATCCGTGGCCAGTCGTGCGGGGCGTCACCATCGAGGATGGCACTTGTACTTGGTTAGCAGTTAGCGCAGTTGGCGAAGAGCTAAACAAACTTGCGCCTAGCAGCGTGATTGAGCTGTTTGAGCTTGACGGTACTGCAAGCAGTATTGGTGACGATCAAGTCAGGCGGTTTCATGCCGGCGTAAATCAAGACATTGATGGCAATATCGTTTGGAACGGCAACACCTACGAGCGCTATCCAATCGAGGCCACAGGTTTCAAATATGACGGGCAGGGACAGCTGCCACGGCCACAGATTACTGTCAGCAACATTCTGAGCTTGGTGACGACGCTAATCCTTGATTACAACGACCTTGTGGGTGCAACAGTTACGCGGATCAGAACGCTAAAGAAATACCTTGATGCCACCAACTTTACAAGCGGCACAAACGCTGATGCTGATCCGTTTGCAGAGTTTGCTAGGGAGGTGTACATCATTGACCGTAAGGTCGTTGAAAACCGTGACGTGGTGACCTTTGAGCTAGCCGCCACGTTTGATGTGGCTGGTGTACAGCTACCGCGCCGGCAGATCATTCAGAACATTTGCCCTTGGACCTACAAAGGCGAAGGCTGCGGCTATACGGGCACTGACTATTACGACATTGATGACAACGAAGTTGCGACTGCGGCTTTAGACGTTTGTGGCCATCGCCTGTCTAGTTGCAAGTTGCGGTTTGGTGAATTTTCAGAACTACCGTACGGCGGATTCCCAAGCGCAGGTTTGATTGGATGAACCCAGAAACTAAGGCAGCGGCTCAACTGCATGCTGAGCATGATGCTCCAATGGAGTCATGCGGGCTAGTCGTCGTCGTCAAAGGCCGCGAGCGTTATTGGAAGTGCCGCAACATTGCTACCGAAGAGGATCATTTCATCCTTGACCCCAAAGATTATGCAGCTGCAGACGATGCCGGCGAGATTACTGCGATCATTCATAGCCACCCAAACTGTCACCCTGAAGCAAGCATGGCTGACTTGACGGCAATGGAGGCCACAGGCTTGCCGTGGTGGATCTATGGCGTTGCTGTTGGCCGCTGGAGGCAGTACACACCGTCTGGCTATAAACCACCGCTTGTAGGGCGTGAGTGGTGTTACGGCACGCTTGATTGTTATTCGCTAGCGCGTGACTGGTACAAGGAAGAAATGCAGCTAGAGCTATCGGACTATGAGCGCAAGGGTGAGTGGTGGAACAAAGGATTAAATACTTTTGTAGAGAATTTTGCCAACGAAGATTTTCATGCTGTAGATCCTGAATCTGAGCCGCAAAGGGGTGATGCGTTGCTCATGCAGCTACAAGCACCAGTGCCGTCGCACGTTGCTGTTTACCTTGGCGACGACATAATCTTGCATCACATGCGGGATCGACTCTCTAGCCGTGATGTGCTTTCTGGCTACTATAGAAAGAACACCACACATATCTTGCGCCATAGGAGTCGGCTATGAAGAAGGTTGTGTTGCGTGGCGAATTAGGTAAGAAGTTTGGGCGGGTACATTACTTCGAATTAAATACAGCAGGCGAGGCGATTCGTGCCCTTGCTTGTAATTTTGAGGGTTTTCGCCAAGAACTTAGTGATGCTGGTGAGCGTGGAATTGGTTATATGGTCCACATTGGCAAGTCTGCAATGGAGGCCCTTGACGAGATAGAAAACCCAACAGGCTCTCAAGAGGAAATTAGCATTACGCCTGTATTGCAAGGCGCTGGCGGTGGCGGTGGTTTAGGTCAAATTTTTGCCGGTATTGCTCTAGTTGCTGCTGCAGTTTTTCTTGGGCCTATTGCCGGCATTGGCGCGGGTTTCATTGGCTCAGGCGTTGCAACTGCTGTTGGCGGCATTGGCGCGGGCTTAATCCTGACTGGCACAGCACAGCTTCTGTCGCCAGCGCTTACTGATCAAAACGGCACTTTTGGCACCAGCACACCTTCTAGAACTCGCGCTCGTGGCTCATTTCTGCCAGAAAACAACGAGACCGCAGACAACCGTGCGTCATACATTTTTAATGGCCCTGTAAACCTGACTGCGCAAGGCAACCCAGTCCCGCTCTGTTACGGACGGATGATCATTGGTAGCGTTGTAATTAGCGCCGGCTTGAGCGTGGAGGACATCTGATGACCAAATATATTGCCGGTGCTGGTAGCAAGAAAAAGAAAAAAAGAAATCCAAGGCCCCTACCGCCACCACCTCCGGTTGTCGTTCAGCCGCCATCACAGCCTGGCGCGTCTGATGATCCCAACTCGCTTTTCAGTAAATCCAGTGTTCGGATTATTGACTTGCTCAGCGAGGGCGAGATTGAAGGGTTTGTGGAGACTGACGAAGAAAAATCTATCTTTTTAGACGACACCGCAATTATGAATGCGGATGGGTCAACTAATTTTATTTTTGATAACTTTCAATTCAAGGAAGGCACGCAAGATCAAACTTATATTCCAGGCTTTCCAGCTGCTGAATCTGTTGTTCCTGTAAATAGCGCAATTGGGAGACAGTGTTGATGACAGCGTTGTTCGTACAGTAACCAACTCTAATGTTGACCGTGTCATCGTTCGTGTTGTTATCCCACAGCTGTTTGTAATTAGCAACGGCTTGAAGGCTACAACGATGAAGTATGAAATTGATGTGCAACCTGATGGCGGGAGTTATACAAACCAAGTAAGTGCAACTGTGCAGGGCAAATGTACTTCTTCATACGAGCGCTCACACGACATTACGCTGACGGGTTCTGCGCCTTGGAATATACGAGTAAAGCGTACTGAGGGCGCTCATGATGGAACTACAAACTTTAGACAGCTGACTTTTGGCGGCTTTACAGAAGTTGTTGATGGCAAGCTGCGTTATCCCCTGTCGGCGTTAGTTGGCCTGCGGTTTGAGGCAACGCAGTTTCAAGAAGTTCCAACACGTTCTTATGACATTAAAGGGATCAAGGTGCAGATCCCAAGTAATGCCACGGTTGATTCAAGCAACGGACGGCTGACTTATAGCGGCGTTTGGGACGGCACATTTCAAACGGCTTGGTGTGCTGACCCCGCCTGGATCATGCGTGATCTTATTACCTCTGCGCGGTACGGATTAGGTCGTTTTGTAACAACTGCGCAGCTTGATAAGTGGAGTTTGTACGAGATCAGCAAATACTGCAACGAGCTAGTCAATGACGGCCAAGGTTCAACAGAGCCACGCTTCTTGTGCAATGTCTATATGCAGTCGCGGGATGAGGCTTACAACGTCATTCAAGACTTTGCCTCAGTGTTTCGCGGCATGGCGTACTGGTCAGCCGGTCAGATCGCATTCTCTCAGGATGCACCGAGCGACCCTGTAGCGTTATTCAGCAACGCCAATGTAATTAACGGTGATTTTATTTATGAGGGCAGTTCGCTGAAGTCAAGGCATACAGTCGCCTTGGTGACTTGGAATGATCCTGAAAACAATTATGAGCAGCAGGTCGAGTATGTAAGCGATGAGGATGCAATTGTTAAGTATGGATTGATTGAGACTCGTTTAGCCGCTTTTGGTTGCACAAGCCGTGGTCAGGCGAATAGGGCGGGGCGTTGGCTGCTGTATCAAGAGCAAAATGAAACTCAGACTGTCAGCTTCCAAGTTGGCTTAGATGGCGCAATTGTTCGGCCCGGTCAAATCATCAAAATAATGGACAGCGTGCGTGCTGGTGCGCGTAAAGCTGGCAGGGTGGTTAGCTATAGCGATCCAGAAGGCCCTTCTATTGGCGATGTTCTTTTAGAAGACGATACAAACCTTTTGCTGGAAGATGGATCGTTGCTTCAACAGCAAGGCGACACCTTGACACTAACGATTGATCAGAGCATTGCTACGACACCCGGTGACACTATCAGTGTTGTTTTGCCTGATGGCACGGTCGAAGAACGCACGATTGAAAGCGCTAGCTTTGATAATAAAACAATTCGTGTAAGTGAAAGATTCAGTCAGTCACCAGAACCGCAGACGATTTATGTAATTGAGACTTCATCTCTTCAAGCACAGCTATTCCGTGTTTTGAGCGTGGTTGAAGATGGCGAACTATTTACAATCGTTGCGCTTGAGCACAACACATCTAAATACGACTTTGTAGAAGACGGCCTGACGCTGCAACAACGTGACATTACAGATCTAAACCAACCACCTGCAGCACCTGAAGGCTTGAGTATTGATGAGCGTCTTGTTGAGGCTGGCAACCGTGTAACGACGGAGGTTGAAATTTCATGGAACAACGTGCCAAATGCTGTTTCATATCAAGCTTCATTTAAGACTGTAAATAGCGCTAGTTTCCAAGCTGTCGGCAGCACTCGATATAACAGCATCACACTGCTAACTGATGAAACTGGCAAATTCACTTTCCGTGTAATTGGTATTTCGTCAATTGGTAAGCGTTCAGCGCCAACTGACATTACTGTCAACATTGCCGGCAATACTGCAGCGCCTACAGCCGTGCAAGGGCTGAGCATGATTCCGGTCAATGGGCAGGCCAAGCTGACGTGGACGCAATCAACTGAACTTGACGTGCGGGTTGGTGGCTATGTGCTGCTGCGGCACTCGCCATTGCTTACGGGTGTGACTTGGGCCAATAGCACCAGCATTTCAGAGCAGATTGCAGGCTCAGCGACTGAAGCATTTGCAGACCTAAAAGAGGGCACCTATTCCGCCAAGTTTGTTGACTCCGGCGGTCGGCAGAGTTTGACCGCAACGCTGATTGAGTTCACCAAGCCAGATCTAGACAACCTAGAGACGATTAATACTCAAACCGAAGATCCTAGCTTTACTGGTACAAAAACAAACCTGACAGTTGACACTGATTTAGGCGAGTTGCAACTAGATGGTGATGGCACAGAAACGGCGTCGGTTGGTTTGTTCTTAGCAGAAGATGGCACAAAGATTTTGCTGGAGGATGACTCGGATCTAAAGCTGCAGGGCAATGATGCACTTTACACTTCTGGTGTTTATGAGTTTGCAAACAACCCGATTGCCCTTAGCGACGTTTTCAGCTTGCAACTTGAAAGCACTCTAAAAACACGCAGCTTCTTCCCTTATACAAGCTTGCTTGATGACGAGGCAGATTTTGACGCGATTACAGACTTTGATGGCACAACGCCACAGGATGCAGACTGTAAACTTTATATCCGCACAACTCAAGACGATCCCAACGCTTCGCCAACTTGGACTAGCTGGAGGCAATACAACAACGCACAGTTCAGGGCGCGTGGGTATGAGTTGAAAGCTGAGCTAGAGACAACTAGCAGCGTTGCACAGATTTCTGTTGAGGAGCTGCGCGTTACTTCAAACCTGCCCTATCGCACCGTGACCAACAGCGTCACCACTAGCGCCAGCGCTGATGTTTCGGTGACTTATAGCAATAAGTTCTACGCGACGCCTGGCGTTGGGATTCAGTTTACGACGCAAGCCAGTGGAGATTATTATGTAATCAGCAACAGCTCAGCTACTGGGTTTGACGTGTCTGTGTACAATAGCAGTGACACCAGAGTTGCTCGCACGGTGACTTGGACTGCCACCGGATACGGTAAGAACTGATGGCACAAGCTGACGGCACAATCCAGAACGACACCGGCAGTAACGTCCGTGCCGACATAAACAACAACATTGCTGCCGCGTTCACCAATCACAGCGGATCATCAGCACCTAGCACGACGTTTGCCTATCAATGGTATGCCGACACCGCCAACAACCTGTTAAAAATCCGCAACGGTGCCAATGATGGTTATGTGACCGTTGGCGATCTGACGGCCGCAAACTTTGGTCTGACGCCTCTGAGCGGTGCCACGTTTACTGGGGTGATGCAGTTCACCTCTGGCACATCTGGAGCGCCTGGCATCACGTTTAGCGGTGACACAGATACCGGCATTTTTCGTTCAGGTGCCAACAACATCAAAATTACGCTTGGCGGCACTGACCCTTTCACCTTCACTAGCACGGCGTTCGCTACGACGGTTCCAATTACGTTTGCTGATGGCACGGCAGCGGCGCCGTCTGTAACCAACA